TCGTAAGTATTGGAAGAAAAAATCATACTTGTTCCAAGGTTTTGTACGTGAGAATCCTCTAACAGACGATCAGCCACCTACCAACCCAATCCGTAGATTTATCATTAGCCCACAGATCTTTAACTTAATCAAAGCGGCATTGATGGATCCAGAACTAGAAAACCTACCTACCGACTATCAAGGCGGTCTAGACTTTACTGTAAGCAAAACATCAAAAGGTGGTTATGCTGACTACAGTACAAGTAAATGGTCACGTAAGGAATCAGCACTTACCCAAGAAGAACAAGCGGCTATTGAGCAGTTTGGTCTATACAATCTTAGCGAATTCCTTCCTAAGAAACCAAGCGATGTTGAACTAAAAGTCATTAAAGAAATGTTTGAAGCATCAGTAGATGGTCAAGCATATGATACAGAACGTTGGGGTGCTTACTATCGTCCACGTGGTGTTAACGCACCAGCAGGCAGTGCAGCACCTCAGGCAGCACCAGCAAGTGCTCCAGTAGTACAAGCGGCACCTGCGCCAGCACCTGTAGCAGAAGATGACGTACCGTTTGAAGCAGATGCTCCAGTAGCAGAAGCGCCGGCGGCACCAACAGCACCAGTTACTACGCCAGCGGCTGGTAGTCAACGTGCTGAAGACATCCTTGCGATGATTCGTAACCGTCAAAAGACAGCTTAATAAGCAAATAGGGGCTTCGGCCCCTAACTCTCTATAATTAAGGATTTTTCTATGGCTAAACCATTTGACGTAAGTAAATTTAGAAAAAACATTACCAAAAGCATTGACGGCTTAGGTATTGGATTCAATGATCCAACCGACTGGATCTCAACAGGTAATTACACATTAAATTATTTGATAAGCGGTGACTTTAACAAAGGTATACCCTTAGGTAAAGTTACTGTATTCGCAGGGGAAAGTGGCGCAGGTAAAAGTTATATCTGTTCAGGTAACTTGATTAAGAACGCACAAGAGCAAGACATTTATGTTATCCTAGTTGACACAGAAAATGCGCTTGATGAAGATTGGCTAAAAGCATTGGGCGTTGACACTAGTGAAAACAAATTGCTTAAACTAAACGTAGCAATGATTGATGATGTTGCTAAAATTATCAACGACTTTGTTAAAGAATACAAAACACTGCCCGTAGAAGAACGCCCAAAAGTATTGTTTGTCTTAGACAGTTTGGGTATGATGCTGACACCTACAGACGTTAATCAGTTTGAAGCAGGTGACTTAAAAGGTGATATGGGTCGTAAACCCAAAGCACTTACAGCACTAGTTCGTAACTGTGTAAACATGTTTGGTAACTTAAACATTGGCCTAGTAGCAACTAATCACACATACGCTAGCCAAGATATGTTTGATCCGGACGACAAAATTTCAGGTGGTCAAGGTTTTATCTATGCTTCAAGTATTGTAGTTGCTATGAAGAAACTTAAACTCAAAGAAGATGAAGATGGTAACAAGATCAGCGAAGTGCGCGGTATTCGTGCTAGTTGTAAGATTATGAAAACACGATATGCTAAACCATTTGAAAGTGTACAGGTTAAAATTCCATATGACACTGGTATGAATCCATACAGCGGTCTGACAGATATGTTAGAAGCCAAAGGATTATTAGTTAAAGATGGTAACCGACTAATGTATAAGACACAAGACGGTACAGAAATCAAACAGTTCCGCAAGGCTTGGGAGTCTAATGAAGAAAATTGTTTAGACACGGTGATGAAGGAAATAAGTAGTAATGCCCACTTATTAAATTCAATTGAGGCAACAACAGAAGAGGAAAGTATCGCAGAATGAGTATCGAAATTGACGTAGTTGGTGAAGTTTGGTTAACCTGTAAAGAGTACATTAATCCTAAAGATCGTCAGGCAGCCGCTGATCATTTGGTCAGCGTAGTTGCTGATCATAACATCTTAGAGCGCGACCTAGTAGCTGTTGGTGGCACTGACAGTTATTTAAAACGTGCTGTAGAAGAATATCTGGGAGAAGAAGTTGAGGAACCAGATTACGATGACGACGAAGACGATAATAGTTATTAATGACTGTAAAAAATAAAATTTTTCCTATACAAACTGCAACAGCCTGCAAATTAAAATGGAATTGGAGCACGTTATACTTAAACATAGGACATACCATGTCCTGTCATCGCACAGGCACTAGTGTACTGACCAAGGAAAATTTTAAAGATTTTCACAATACAGATGTAAAAATTAAAGACAGGCAAGCTATGTTAGAAGGTCGATGGCCGGATACAAGTTGTGCATATTGTAAAAACATAGAAGAATCTGGAGGTACAAGCGATAGAATGCGGCATTTAAGTATTCCGGAACTTGTACCAGCAGAATTATATGACAATCCAACGCAGACACACGTTGAACCAGTTATTTTAGAAGTTTTTTTTAGTAATGCCTGTAATTTTGGTTGCTTGTATTGCGACCCATATCTAAGTTCTACTATAGATAATGAAAATAGAAAATTTGGTGATTTTATAAAAGCAGGTGTTAAGTTAACCACAGTAGAGGGACAGTACAGAAACCTAGTGCAGACGTTCTGGGAATGGTTTCCTGAAGGATTTCAAAAAATTCAGAGATTTAATATATTAGGTGGAGAACCGTTTCAGCAAAAAGATTTTGATAAACTTTTAAGTATGATAGAACAATATCCAAATCCAGGGTGTCAACTCAATGTTGTAACAAATTTATCATTATCAAAGAATAAATTAGAAACCTACATACAACAATTTAAAAAATTATTACAAAAAAGATCTATTGCCAGAGTTGATTTAACTATAAGTATTGACTGTTGGGGTGCTGAACAAGAGTATGTTAGATACGGTTTAGATTTACAAAATTGGCTTGAAAATTTTGAATACCTACTTGAACAAGGTTGGCTTACTTTGAATATAAATCAAACAATATCAGCATTAACTATAAAAACTATGCCTGCCTTGTTAGAAAAGTTAAATGAATGGCGTAGTAAACATAAAATTGGTCATTGGTTTAGTGCTGTTTCGCCCGGTCCTAGTTATCTAAAACCCGAAATATTAGGACCAGAATTCGTTGAAGATTCCAAAAAAATACTAGCACTGATGCCACAAAACACAGCAGAAGATTTGCAGGCGTATAGTTATATGCAAGGAATATTAAATTATGTTACAACTAGTCCAATAAACCAAATTGAAATTGAAAATTTAATAATTTTCTTAAACGAAAAAGACAGACGCAGAAATACAAATTGGCAAACAACATTTCCATGGTTAAAAAAATATGTGGTATAATCGCGTAGCTCAAGACATTACATTACTTCCTGATTTTATTGCTTACTACGAGCAAGAACTTCAATCTGCAAAAAATGAAGTTAGAGTAGTAGGAAATATAGAAAAAGGTTTAGCTGGGTTGCCCGGTACAACCGAACATCGATTTAATCAACTACAAGAAATTGAAGCAGTACTAAATCTCTTAAACATTCGCCTAAGAAAAATTCGTAAAGATCACTTTAAAAAATATCTAGAAGCCTATAATCGAGCATTGACTAGTCGTGATGCTGAAAAATACGTAGATGGTGAAGATGAAGTTATCGACATGGAAACTATCATTAACGAAGTGGCTCTACTGCGTAATAAATGGCTAGGAATCATGAAAGGCTTAGAAAGTAAAAACTTTATGCTAGGTCATATTACCCGCTTGCGAACAGCTGGTATGGAGGACGCATCAATTGGCTAGACACAGCGAAATAATTTTAAATTGCCTTAGAGAATATGATACATTCTTAGAAAGTTTAAAGTATATCGCTGACATGGGCTGCGGTACCGGAGAAGATATCACATGGTGGGCTACGTTAATGTCTCGTGATGATCCTCCTGAGCCTTATAACTATGTCTGTTGGGCAATAGATCGAGACCTGGCAAAATTAAAACAAATTCCCGACTTGCCTGGACTCCATAAGCTTCAGGCAGACTTTACAGTTCGATGCTTGCCCGGGCCAGCAGATTTAATGTTTGCACATGACAGTCTACAGTATTGCCATAATCCACTAGATACTCTGCGTCTTTGGAATGAGCAAATGAATGTTAACGGCATGTTAATTGTATCAGTGCCTATGCACACCGGAGTAGAATATAATAGATTTTATAGCCGTAGCTACAGTGGATGCTACTACAATTTCACACCTGCTAGTCTAATTTATATGTTAGCAGTTAACGGATTCGACACCCGAGACGCATACTTACTTAAAAAATTTAACGATCCTTGGATTAATATGGCCGTGTACAAATCCAACATAGCACCTATGGATCCAGCAAACACTACATGGTTTGACCTAGCAGACAAAGGACTACTACACCCTAGTGTGATTAATAGTTTAAATAAGTTTGGACATGTTAGACAAGAAGAATTACTGTACCCGTGGCTAGACAAAGAAAACTATTACGTAGACTGGATACCGCAGGCAACAGAAGTACCAGCAGAAGCTGTACACACAGAACAAGGCGTTCGAGACACTGTTGTTGAATCGACAGAAACAACTGTTAAACAAGCTGAAACAGTGGTCAAAGAACCGCAAAAACTAGCCCCAACAGGTGTATTGCGAGCAAGCAAAGGTCGGTATGTTAAATAAAGTCGTACTAGTAACAGGCGGATTTGACCCGCTACATTCAGGACACATTGCCTACTTTCAAGCCGCCCGTAGATTAGGTGACATGCTGGTTGTGGGTGTAAACAGTGATAGTTGGTTAGAACGTAAAAAAGGTCGCGCATTTATGCCCGCTAGCGAGCGCATCACTATCCTGCAAAATCTTAAGATGATTGATCACTGTATATTGTTTAATGATGACGACGGTTCGGCACGTGAAGCCATACGTAACGTTAAGATGATGTATCCAAACAGCAAAATTATTTTTGCCAACGGTGGTGATCGTACACAGAACAACATTCCTGAAATGACAGAGTCTGATGTAGAGTTTGTGTTTGGGGTAGGTGGCGAAGATAAGATTAATTCAAGTTCGTGGATACTTGAAGAATGGAAAGCACCTAAGACAGAACGACCTTGGGGTTACTATCGAGTGTTACATGATGTACCAGGTACCAAAGTAAAAGAACTTACAATTAATCCCGGACAAACTCTTACAATGCAGCGTCACTGCGAACGTGCTGAATATTGGCATATTGCAGAAGGTGCTTGTGTTGTAGAATTTGACAATGGTTACAAGAAACTAAACAAACACGACAACTATCATATCCTGCCAGAACTATGGCATAGATTACACAATCCCTATGACAAACCCTGCCGCATAGTTGAAATACAGTACGGCGACTATTGTGGCGAAGATGATATAGAACGCAGATAAATATGTTATCATGCGCAACTATATAAACCTAATTAAACTATTTGAAACAGCACCTGCCACTCAAGACGAATTAGAGTCAATGAAGGCAGTTATAGCTGGAAAAATCAAACAATTACCTCCTGATGCAGAAACTGCCAAAGCTCTACGTGAGATCGAAGATCTACTAAGTCACCTACATGCTGGCGGACGCATGGGCATTGTCAGCAAAGAGTTAGACAGTATTGCAGACCCTACAGTAACAGCCGCACAAAAGATGTTGAGTCGTTATATCCTAAGCCTGGACATGACTCCAGATCAACGCAATCAACTGTTTACACTTTGGCGCGAAGATAAGTTAGTAAAACGCAATAAGCTGTTAGAAACAGGTAAAAAAACTATAAATGATGTTATAGAAGCCTATGACACTAACCCTGCAATCAAAGAATTTGTAGACGACCTGATGCAGGTTGCGGCATTGGGACAGGGCAAAGGCGAGTTTGCGTTCAGTGTGTTAAGTAAGAGTATTGCTAAACCACAAAAAGGTGACCTTGTGGTAGATGGTACAAAGGTAGAAGTTAAAACCACAGAAGGTGGTGCTGGCCGCTTCACTGACCAAGAAGTACGCCCTGGTGAAGGATTTGAACGTGCTGCCCGTAACTTAAATACCTTTGTTAGCCAAGAGCTGGCAAAGATTGGTGCTAATCCATTGCCCAAAAGCGGCCTAAGTCTAAGCTACGCATGCCAAATAGCACCTAAGTTAGGTGATCAAGAACGTAAACAGTTTGTACAGTTCTGCCAAGAAGTAATCAATATTATTTTTGACAGCACAGACTCTGCCGCTGCAAAACGCATAGGCTCTGCTATAGACAATGGTAATGCTAACACAGCCCTACAAGAGTATGCTAAACTAAGTTTTAACTACTACATGGGCAAGAAAGAAGATGACGGTGTACTGTATATCAATCTAACTAAGAAACCTACAATGTTAGTATGGTTTAAAGACGCAGACGATTTGGCCGCCAGCGGACTACGCTTACATGCAGGTACAGTTTATATTACCAGCATAGCAGACATAAGACTACCATATCCACAAATGGAAATTGTAGATACTCAGGGTGGCGGAAGTATGGGCGGTGCATCACCTGAGCAAACTGCGGCATCAATACAAAAACAAGCAGACATCAGTCAAAAAATCCAAGACGTGGCAGCTCGTAAGCCTATCAGCGGACTACGACCAAAAAGAAGCGAAGGGCCACGGGAAAAAAGATAATGGTTGACAGACCAATCAAAAAACCAGTATAATTATATGGTATTTTAATTCCGGACTAAATATTTTAGTCAAAAGACAAAAAAGAGGTTGACACAAGTATCGATAGACTGTATACTTGTTGTATAAATTAATTAGGAAGTGCAAAAGCAAATGACATACTCAGTAAGACATTTAGGATTATCGAAACAGCTACCCGTAGCCACGATAGCCTATTGGTCAGCGATTGAGAATATGAATAGTGATCGCACACCAGGTTGTGAGGGGGTCCTTAGTTAGAGTTTATACTATAATTGTATATGTGAATTTTAATTAAGGACCCTAGTAGAAATACTAGGGTTTTTTGTTTTATGTGTCTGGGAAACGAGGTCCAGCAGGGCACACAAAAGATAGTATGCAAACGGGCGGACTAGAGGATGGCTTACCCTTGTGTGGGTGGAAAATTCTAGTTATAATAAAGCGCACTGGGTGAGGCTAATGGTATGTCTGCGCAAGCGATCTAGGTTCGAATCCTAGTCTAGTGCGTTTTATTATACGCATTGTTTATAGGGTCTGACCCGCGAC